CTGCTGGGCCTGCTCGGCCTTGTTCTGGGCTTCCTGCGTGCGCTGATCCACCTCGGCCTCGCTGTGCAGCCAGCGCGGCTCGACGCCCACGGACAGCAGCGCATCGCGCAGCATCTGCTTGGCGTTGGGGATGTAGCCTGCCGTCGGATCCAGCGCCACTGCGGCCGCGGTCAGGGCCTGCACCTCCTGCACCTTCTGCCCCTTCTGCATCTCGATCGCATCATGCAGCGGGCTCTCGAAGGCGAAGTCCACCTCGGCACCGCGCAGGGCGCGCGGCCACTCCTGCGGCGAGCCGAATGCACCGCCTCGCATGAGCAGCCCGAACGTCTCGTCGCACAGGGCCGCGTTGTACTCGTACTCCAGCGGCTCGAAGATCGGCAGCGCGTCGCGGATGTACTCCTGCACGCGCTGGCCCACCTCGTATGCGGTCATCGCTGCGCTGCGTTGCGGCATCGACAGCTTGTCGAGATAGAAGGCGGAATGGATCAGGCCGCGCGTGTCCTGGTTCAGTTCCACGCCGAAGTTGAAGCCGCGGAAGTCCTGGCTGATCGGGCGCAGCGCGTCGCCCAGGCGCTCGTCATACTCCCGGTCCACCCAGGTGACCCCGCCGGCATAGGTCGACACATCACCCCGAATTGCGTCCTTCGTCGCCACCATGGGCGGGCTGGTGGCCTTCTCGCCGGCCTCCAGCAGGGTGAACGTCATTGCCTGGAGCAGTCGCGCATCGGGCAGCGCGCACACGGTGGCCGGGCTGTAGCTGTACTGACTGCCGCTGACGGTCTGCCAGCGGGGGACGATGTAGTGCCGCCCATGGATGGGCAGGTCTTCCATCACGCAGTCATGCTGCCTGTCGTAGTAGATCGAGAACCGTTCCATGCCGCCGCGGGCGGTCTTGTCGTACATCTCGGCCGGCACGACCATGTGCAGGATGTCGAACTCTTCGAACGGGGTCTTGGCCACCGCGTCCGTGATCTTCTGGTGCACCTTCTTGAAGGTCGCCTTGAGAGTGAGCGCAGTCGGCTTCCAGCGCCTGGCCACGAAGCCGATGCCACCCTCGGCGTCCTCCTGCCACGCCATGTCGCGCAGGTGCCAGCAACGGTACAGCAGCCCACTCTGGTCCTTGTTCATTTCCACCGACAGGGCGCACTGCCCGAAGGCCGCGAAGTCATGGTCGCCCTCCTTCGTGGCTCGTGCCAGGCGCGCGGCCCGGTCATACATCGCGCGTCGCTGCACCTCTTCGAAGTGCTGCAACCAGGCCTTGGTCTCGGTGTCCTCGTCGCGGTCGATGTGCCGACGCTTCACGTGAAACCACGCCTTGGCGGTGGGCCGCAGCATCGAACTGAACTGATCGCCCAGGCTGCGCCTCGTGCGCACCGGGAAGGAACTCATGAGATTGGATGCGAAGTCCTGCCCCATCGAGCGCTTGACCGTGAAGTCCGCACGCTCGGGATAGAAGTTGTCCGCGATCTCCTGGTGCAGGGAATTGAGCGGAGCCTTCTTGGTGAACAGGTCGTCGGCGATCTCGGCCAGTTGCTTGACGTCCACAGGATCACCCCGCGTCGGTGAGGATGGATGCGGTGCGACCCTGCCGCGACTTCTTCATCGCGGCCTTGCGCCTGCGCGCTCGGGCCTCTTCTTCCGGGTCTGGCATGGCCACCACCGGCTCGATCGCTGGTTGCTTGGGCTTGGGCATGAGCAGCGAGGTGGCCACGTTGGTTCCCACACCCGTGGCCACAGACTTCATGGCCGTGCCCCACCATGGCGCACCCTTGTCCGGCGATGGCGCCTGCGACTTCTGGGTGCCCGGCGATTCTGACGGCGCGACCTCTGTTCCACCTTCGGCGCCCGTGGCATACCCCGCACCTGCGCCCGCCGCTAACGCCGCATCAGCCACCCCAGATGAAAACCCATATCCGACCGCCCCCTCTGCAACGGCCGAACCGCCAAGCGCAGCATTGCCAAGCGTCTGCCCAACCGGCATGTACGTTCCGCCAAACCCAGCCATGGACGACGTGCCGGCATAACCGCTAGCGGCCGTACCAGCGCCTGCTCCAGTGCCGCTCGCCGTGCCCGCCGCAGTGCCAGTGCCGGCGCCGGCCAGCGAGCCGAAGCCGTACATCAGGGCCACCGTGGCCGCAGCGCGCGAGATCGCACGCGCCGGGTCTTCGACGTTGCGACGAGACTCGTCGCGCGTGAGGCGGCCCATGGCCGTGGACTTGTCATCGCCGCCGAGCACACGGTCGGCACCTCGCGAGACCTCCGCCACGACACGGCTGTCGGTGCGGATCATGTTGTCGACGAGGTTCGCGCCGATCGGGTCGTACCGATGCGCGAACTGCCTGATCTCCTGGAAGAAACCCATGGTTCGCTCCTTTACTTGCGGCGAGCAGCGCTCACGGACAGCGGTATGCGCCCTGATCCTATCACCTGGGGCACCCGTTGCATGCCCCAGCGCCCAGGCTGCATGTCCATCCACTCCAACGCGCTGGTCAGCATGCGCGGCCCTTCGAACCACGCCATCACCACAGCATCACCACGGTCGGTGCTGCGGCCCAGGCGCGCCACCACCTTGTCCTTTGGCTCGATGTCCACCCCCTTCGCAGTAGGCGAGAAGGTGGGGGCCGTCAGGTCAGCCAGCAGCTGAGGGTCCGGGGGCAAAGCGATCGGGCTGCCGCCGGGCTGGCCTGGATCGAGCGCCTCGCGAAAGAGCCAGTAAGCCGCGGCACGCTTGCTCGGAAAGCCGAAGTTGCCATCGATGCTGCGCCGCGTGGTGCCCTCGGCGCCCTTGTAGCCCACCACCGGCCGGTCGCCCCCGCGGTCGGGCAGGTTGGCGCGCAGTTGCTCATACGTGCTGGCCCCATACCCGCCGCCCAGGTCGATCACGATAAGGGCCTGGTCCTTGCGGTAGCTGATGATGATGCCCGAGCAGTACGAGCCCTGCCGATCCATCGGGATCTCGCGCCCCGGAATCTCGATCATCTCGTCATACCAGCCGTCATACCGACGCGCCAGGATCATCGGGTCATCGCCGCCACCGCTGGCATCCACGCCAATCGCACACATGGGCACGCGCGGGGGCTTGGTCGTCCAGCGCTTCTGCGCCTCCAGCACCCAGTTCGTCGGGATCACCTGGTTAGGCACGTCCTTGAACGCAGTGCGGAACCCGCCCATGAGCAGCGAACGCCATGGCTCGGGCATGGCATTGAGGCGGTCCTCGTAGCCCGTGCCGGCGTAGTACGGGTTGTCCTTGACCGAGGCCTTGATGTACGTGCGCGACTGGGCCCGGACGATCTTGTGCTCGCCTGCCACCACGGTCTCGTACTCGCCGGGGCCGGTCACCCACTTGTCCCGCCCGTCGGCATCGCTGATCACCCAGCGCAGCTCGCCATCCTTGGCCGGGTGCGGGTGCTGCGGATCCAGCCACGGGGCGAACATCGTGATCACCCACAGGCCCTCAGGGCGCAGGGGCGGGTTGGTGGCCATCACAACGCGGCAGCGCTGCTTCGGGTCATCGGTGCGGTTCCAGCCCATGACGAAGCGGACTTGGCTCTCAGCGAAGTGCGTGCTCTCGTCGATGAAGATCAGGTCGCGGCCCTTGCCCATCTGGCCCTGCTCGTCGCCCAGGCGGTGCGCCGCGGCGAAGCTGATCAGGCGCGAGTCGTCGATGCGCAACTTCGGCGGCGGGCTGCCGTTGAACCCGTCACGGCTGCCGTGTATCTTGAGCGCATCGTTGATGAGACCGTCGAGGTCGCCGTACTCGCGGCGCATGACCAGGGACTGCTGGTGCTCGTTGAACGCCAGCCCGAGCCCGAGTTGACTCTTGCCACCACCCGGCTCGCCGCCGTACAGCAGCACGTCCGCCTTCGAGAAGTAGGCCCGGGTCTGCGGGCCCGGGTTCGGCACCCAACGGTGCTGCTTCGTGAGAGCCCGCACCTGCGCCTCTACGGCTGCCTGCTGCGTAGCAGGCATGCCGGTGAGACGGGCCAGGATTTCGTCGAGCATCAGCGCACCTTGCGCGGCCTCCCGCGCTTGCGCTTGACTGGCTCGGTGTTCGCCACCACAGCAGGGAGCGCCGGCTCGGGCTTGCGCAATGCCATGGGCACAGCCTCG